TGGCAACGCTGGACTGGCATTAGATTTCTTCCCACCTTGCTCGGAACACGCCTTCTGCGTTGGCGCTCCCTGTGCTAATAAGCCGAATGTAGAATGTTCCTGGCGCAAAGCCGAGAGGGCGCTCTTCTGTGGCTGTGGTTTCTCTAGCCTGCCTAGCAGGGCTGCCAGCAACCAAGAGGATCACATCGCTGACTGTGCCGCCTGTGTGAGTCCCGCCGTTAACCATCGTGACGCTTGGCGTGAGAACGGGCGATGCCGTGGTTCGGTTAGTCTGGAAGATAGGCAGCTCGCTTGAGAAGTCGTCTCCGTCAGTACCGCCTGTAACAAGTTCAATTCTTAGTGACCCTAGAACAAGCGAAGCGCCGAAAACTTCTACGATTGAATCGGAAGTTGATGTGACCTTGATTGTTTCTGTCTGCCCAGCAGGAATATCAAAGTCCTTAAAGACGCGAAACTCACGGCCTTCGAAGAAGGATGTCTTGCCCACTTCATGCTTAATTCTACGAGTGTCAAACTTCCTGCTAGTGAGAAGATCGCTGGGGCCAAATTGATCGACAGTGTAAGTCACGACTCGTTACTTTCCTTCCGATCCTTGCGTCTCTGCTGTGCGTAGTACGCTCGAAACGCCCTGCTCCCCGGCCTCGCGAACGTCCTCAGTCCGGGCAGATCGGCGTTTTCCCTTACTTTTGGGTTGCGCTTTGGCATTCTTTACCGCCTCTCGCTGCTCGCGCTTGACGCGCTGTAAGGTTTCAAAGTCAATTATCATGTTTGGCTCTAGGCCATCTTTATTCGCCATTTCCAATAAAACCCTTTTATGTGTTAAGTGGCATAGCCCCTCCGAAGAGGGGCCAGCCTTAGCGTCACCGCTTTAGTTGGTGACGAGGAACGCAAGTGGGATGTTCTTGCGCTCAATCACGCGGTCAACAGTAGATGCCGTAGCAAGCTCTGACTGCGTGAAGGAGACACCTGATGGGGTGCCAGTAGCCTGGAAGCCGAACGGATGCAGAATCCAGGTGTTACGAACCCAAAGGGTTTCGACGCCACCGCCGTCGCCCTGATCGGCATAACGCTCGATCTCGACAGGCACCTCGGGGTTGCCTACGCCGTAACCGAAAGCACCAGCGCCGAACAGTACAGAGGTGTACTTGAACCCGTCAGTGCCACCAGCCTCGACGTTCATGCCATCATCAACGATGACGCGAAGGCCAAGGTAAGTTGGGATCGTCAGGCGTCCCTCAGAGTCAGGAATGAAGTCGATGTCATCATTCTTGACCATCTGAGCATAAACTGCACTGTGAACAGAGATAGCAGTCAGTTCATCGTAACGATCACCAAGCGTATTGGTGGCCTCTACAAAGGCGTCACGGTTGAACTTAGTCCCTGCGTCCTGACCAGAGATGCTCTCTGAGGCAACATCAACAACCATATCACCGCCATCGTTGGCGACGTTATCGGCGATGATGCCGTTGGTGGTGGCGATAAGGCGACGCTGCCACTGACGCTCAAAGTAACGATCCGTGCGGTTACGAACCTGATCAATAGCACGGGCACCCAGAGCAAGCTCTGAAGCCAGATCGGCAGCCTGCCAGCCCTGGTTCACGAACGCCTTGCGGGCAACCTGCTCGCCCTGCACAACCTTCTGAGGCGTAGCAGTGCTGCTTGGGTCGTCGCTGCTGTAGTTGACCTCTACGCTGCCATCAAGGTCTTTCCAGAAAGGAAGCTCGGCAGTTTTACCGGCAGCCCCAGCAAGCTCATCTAGAAGTGCGTTACGAGTAACAACACCGCTGTCAAAGAAAGCAGTCTTTTCGGGGCCGTTTACCGGCGGGAGGTCGCGGAATACTGTGACATCAATGATGTCGCTTAGTCGAGTAGTAGCCATTATGAAAGTCTCCTATTATTGGCCGTAAAACTCATCTCGAATACGCTGATACTCAGTTGGGTTCTCTGCCCGAAGATTGCTGAGTTCTGCGCCTGTCATTTCGGAAAATGATTTAGTTGCTACGGCCCCGCCGTTCTGTTGACCTGCGGCTCCACCGCCTGTCGCCCCACTCCCATCGACTAGGAATGGATATTTCTCACGAAGGTGGGAAAGAATCTTGTCTTTCTCTACCGGCACACCGCCTAATTCAAAAGTAACTCCGTCATCTGAATACTTGGCGTATTGTGCTACTTTCTCTTGCAGCAGTTCACTACGCGATGTGTCGCGGGTGAGTTCAGCCGCCAGTTTGGTGGCCTCGGTCTGCACTGTCTGCTTCTGGATGCGCTGCTTGAACTCTTCGTATGATTCCTGGAGTTCTCGCTTCGCCTCCTGCTCGCGCTCGTACAGTTCGCGGAACTGCTCTTTCTCCTTGAGACGCTCTTCTTCCTGCTGTTTCTGCTGCTCTTCTAGCTCCTTGGCTCGCTGAGATGCAGATTTCTTTTCACCGAGAAGCTCGTCTACTTTGTTCTTCAGGCCGGATGTCTGCTCTTCGATCATCCGCTGCACTTCTTCCTGAGTGTAAGTCTTGCCGCCCTCGGTGGGTGCGCCTTCTGCTGGAGTAGGATTGTCGTTTTCGTCTGCCATAGTTATAAGCCCCTAGCTTATCGTTGATTTCCGGCCTCAAGCCGGGTTAGTCTGCTGGCTGGGCTTTCTGCCAAGCCAACGGATTCTTTTCTCTTAATTCTTGCAAGCTGATCTCTGCGCCATCTGCATCAATAAATGCTTTAGCGTCTAGCCCGCCTTGCTCAAACAATTCGTACTTAGCCTGGCCATCGCGGTACTTGCGGAAGAACTCGCGCTTGAAGTCAGCCGGTTGACCTCTCAGCCATCCGCTGAATGTCTTATTGCTAGTAACCTGCTCTACACCATCTGCGCCTACGGCTGGCCTGCTGCCTTCCATGCCTGACAGCACTGATCCTTCTCGCGGCACTGCTACTCGCAAGGAGCGGCAGTTGTAATGGAGCGGAGGCTTTGGGCCTACACCGACTTCGTAGATATTGCCATCAAGTCCTGAGCAAGTTGGTGTAGTCCTAGCGTCAAGTGTAGCAAGATACTTTTCGCCGCCAATCTTGTCGCTGTTCTCTTCTGAGAACTCTTTTCGCGCTACACCAGCAGCGTGATTGACTGCTGTCTGCACTACTGTCCGAGCCTGCGCCCGAGTCCTGCCCCTGACTTTCTGACTGACCCTGGCAGCAATCTGATCTGTTGTATCTCCAGCAATAAAGCCAGTTGAGATCAGGTTCTTGATCTCTTTTGTGTTGCTCTTGCTGAAAGTCTCAACCATCTGGTTGACAGTCATAGTCTGCTTTGTATTGCCTATCAAAAGCTCTGTAGGCGTCGATGTGACTGCTGACTGCACCTTCTCAATCGGTGGCACAGTAGTCTCTACATTCAGCACTTGATCTAGCGTCTCTTTCTGGAACTCGATCTCACCATCAGTGAACTCGTTGAGACGCTCTGTAAGGCGCTGTGAGATGTTTTCTCTGCCACCTTGTAGGATTGACTCAACTGATGCTAGTACGGTGCCTAGACGCTTTCTCTGAAACTCTGTCGGTACATCAGCGATGCGGCTGTTAATGTCAGCCCTTAACTGCTCAAGCACTTCGTCAAGTTCTTTAGAGATTCCTCGGCTCGCCCTTTGAACCATGACCTGCCGCCTAGTCGCTGCATCTGCTAGAAAGTCATTGGCAGACATGGCTAGACAATGCTCTGGTCAGCGTTCTCACCGTCAATATCTTCATCCCCCATATCGTCGGGGATGTGTATGCGACCCCTGCGGATGCTATCGCGCTGAATCGAGCGGGAGATAACGCCAGTATCACCTAGCTGAATAAGCGCCATAAGCTGCTGTGCATCAAGGCTCTGCTCAAAGAAGTCAGTGTTGAGTTGATACTCAATATCTTCAATGTTCTGCCTGATGCCCATAAACAGCGCAACATCCATCAGTGCGCCTGTCAGCGCGTATGACAGATTATTGACTACCTGATCCAGCGTACTGCTCTCTGCACTAGCGTTGATCCGTGCAGCCTCTGCTGTCTCTTGTGGGCCATTGCGCTGGATGATCCTAGCGCCGATGCCCACCATCTCTTTTTCTTTCGCTTCTTTAAGCTGAACAAGCAGACTGCGCTCTTCAGGCTGCACAAGTTCCACACTGCCGCCCTGAGTAATGATCCCGCTACGGCTGCCAAGCTGGACACCGCTCGGGTTCTGCTCTGCGAATACTTCGGGATTAGTGTCCCCGATATTCAGATGCAGCGTAGGCTGCCCACAGATAAACCCTGCCTCTTCTAGATCAGCGTTATTGCGATAGTGTGCTACGTTAAGCACTGCTAGATCGTAGAGTGGCGCGTCGTCAATATCCGGGAGATTGTTCTCGCTACCAATGACATACAGCGGAATGTGGTCAAATGGCTGACCACCCGCCATACGAGGCACAAACTCTTCAGTCTTGGCCTGCCCCCCATCATCGTATACTTGCTGCGTATACACGCCATCTCTGAGCCGGAGAACGCGGTAGTTCTTGACAACATCGTGATCGAACTCGTTGGTGTTTGTCTCATCCTGCACCAACTCAACGAGCACCGCCAAAGTGAGTACACGCCGACCGTTAATCTTTTCATACTTCCAGTTGATGAAAGACTCAGCGTGATAACTGAGGATTAATGGCCGTGCGCCGATGTTCTGCTCTGTTTCAAAATCAATGCTATCGTCGATAGTTGGATAATCGACTAGAATAACATGCCGGCCTGTATCCATGACGCCGCCTAGCGCCTCCTTGGCGATATGCTCCAGGCTAGTGCCTGCACCATCAGCGTTAAACAGCAGCATGTCCTCCATCTCTGGAGGCATCTCGTACATCGGGTCTTTACGAAAGACCATGCCCGCCAGTGCTGCTTTAGTGCGCCCTGTCACACCCAGAAAGTAGGCTCGCTTGACATAGCGATCATACCGCTGCGGATCGTTAGGAATAAACTCAGGCAGATAACGCTGAGGCACACGCTTGATTGCGCTCTCGCCTTCCACAGCATCACGCACCAATCGCCACTTAGGAGAAAAAATCTGATAATCAGGATGTAGTGTCTTTACTGACATATATTCTTCTTGATCCTAGATGGCGAACTTTATAGATACGTCGCTGACTGGTTTTTTAACTGGCATCTCGTAGGCGATGGGATAAGTCCCTGCATCGTTAAGATGATCGTGGCCTGATGTCTTATCCGGCTCGCCGTTCTTATCGTAAGCCTGTTGTTCTAAGCAACGGGTGAACTCTGGGCACCCCTTGCTGTTTACGAAAATGTAACCCTGCTCAAAACCTGTGTTCGCGCTGATGATGCGATCCTTGACAGCAGGGTTTTTCTTGTTAGCCCGAACTGAGAATCCCGCTTGTTGCAAGAGGGCTATGTCGGACTGGGAGGCGTTGACTGTTTTTCTGCTAGTTCCCGAAGCGTCTGGGTAGACACAGATGGCATGATCTGGATAGCGCGATTTAAGCGTCTCAATAACCATCGGAGTATCGTAAGCGTCTACGATCTCTGTGACTGCGTGGAGCGACTCGCCTCTGCGTACATATATGACAGCAGCCATCTTTCCGACGTTGAAGTCCATACCCACATACAGCCTTTCTCCTGCCTCGATCTTTTCGTTGCTGTGGCAGCGGCCTCGGTCAAATGACGAGTAGACTGTACCGCTAGTCAGGTTGACAAATCTGCCTTCAATGTAAGCGTCAGCTAGTGCTGCTGGATAGCTTTCTCTAAGGCTGTCGATGTATCCATGAGGCAAGTACGGATTGCTGTAGCTAGGAGCCTGTACAAGGCCGTACTCTTCTGTCTTGTTCTGCACCCAGCGCCAATGGGCAAACTTGAACCCCTCTGGGGTTGTGTATGCGCTGGCCTGATTAAAGGGATTGTTAATCCCCTTTGGCTGCTGCCGGTTACGCGCTATAACCTTGTTCCAGGCATCTGCTGCGTGTTCCTGCTTTAGCGTATCAAGCTCATCAACGTGGGCTGTGTACGATTCGTAGCCCACAATACGCTCAGGGTTATCGAGCGTCCTAAGCATAAAATCACCCCAATGACGGGATGATGTGTAGATCACGTTCTCCTGCTTGTTCCAGCGATGCTCGATCCCGTGATCGTTAAGCCGCTCTACAATCCTCGGTGCTGTGATAAGCCTTACTAGGTCATACGTTGGAGCATACGTTGCAATCAGTGCATCTGCGCTTTGACAAGCGTCAATCAGTGCTGCGTTAACAAGCGCCTCTGATTTGCCTGCCCCATAGCCAGCACAAAAAAGCCGGTATCGCCTATCAAGTGTCAGAAAGTCAGCTTGTGGCTTAGTCGCTCGAATCTTCAGATTCAAGACTACTCCTGCTCGGGAGCATCTGCCCCGACTACCTCAATCTGCACTCGATCTACACCAGACATACTGCCATCGCTTGACTTATTATCGACTTCAGCCTTGTCGTGCCAGTTGAAGCGATTAGCAAAATACAGCTTGACTAGCGGAGCATTGACGTTCCTATCAAACATCATGCTTTGCAGCTGATCTTCCCAGTGCGCCTGGGATGCAACCTGTCCTCGCGATAAAGCGTCGGAGAATTGCGGGTGCTTGTTAGCCCATTCATACACTGTGTCCCGATGAACGCCAACACTAGCTGCAAACTGCGTAACACTTTTACCCGCTGCCAGTGAATCATACACAGCGCTGGGCATCTTATCGTTATACTTTGTCGGTCGGCCAGCAGCCATCTTATCAAGCCCCCTAGGCTTATTAG